TCTGAACCTGCACACCGTCAATCTCTACCAGCTTGTGAGTTTTCTCAATGTATTTCTTGTAGATGAAGTGATTGGAATCGCACGGGTTCATAATGATGATAATCCGGTTCTGAATACCCTTCTTACGGATAGAGAGCATTATCTTGTCGAACTCTTCTTCATTCGTCCATTCTTCCGCTTCATCGCAGACGAAAGTCGTAATGCCTTGAATAGATTTTAGTTTTGCCGTCTGATTACCGGAAGAAGTCTTGATGCCCCGAAACATGATACGGCTCTTAGTCATCTTATTGACTATATCCGTCTTGGTAGTCTTGAAATACTTAGTTGTTCCGTCCAAATCTATCTTCTCCATCATTTCCGGAATAATGGACACACCAGCGGAAACCATCGTATAGCGAGTATAAAGGATCTGATGGACTATCTTCTCTACAGGAGTCATTTCAAAAGTAAGACGCTCGATGAATGTAGAAGCATTGAAAGACTTGCCGGAGCCACGACCACCTGTAATGAGAATAATGAACTTTTCCGTATCGGTGTATAATGGATGATATATTTCTTGGGGTACTATCATTTCAGCTTGTCTTTAATCCAAGAATCAATAGTGATACCGTGGTCAATATCTGTAGGGATGTCGGCATCTTCATCTTGCTTGCGTTCAACTTTTCTCCAGTCTTCATCGTAATGATACAACCAAGTCATTTGAGCACTTAAATTGGGAGCTAGCTCACCTTCTACAACTTGCACTTCTTCTTCGCCTGTCAGATTGCCATCTCTATCCCGCAACTTACGAACTGTGGTATTCTTAGTTTTTATGCCACCAAGAGCCATTGCAAGAAATTTAGCACGTACAAGAGAATTTATCGTGCAACGCGCACGCGAAAGGACATCACTTAATTCACTGTATGTACTTTTCTTCTCGCTAAACTTTTGCGGTGACAATCCGATAGCGTGGGCTATTTCCTTATCAGTGAATCCTTTTTTGGCATACGATTCCACGAGAGAAAGAAAGTCTTCGCTTGTATAATCAAACTTAGGCTTTCTTCCTCCTTTACCTTTTCTATTTTGAGATTCACTCTTTGACATTTATATTATCCGTTTGCGTTGGCAAGTCTCGTTGTTATACCTACTTTGTTTCTATTTATAAAAAGGGACAATGCGACTTGTGGAATTTTTAAATTTCGTGAAAGATTACGTTCTACACTTTTTGCAGCTCTCATAATTCTATCACGATTATTTTGTCCGTAAGTTCTTGTAAGGCGATTCGCATTCCTTACAATATCCATATAACTTCTTTGTCTTCTTCTAACTCGGCTTTCCTCCCTAAAAATTAATCAATTCTTTCAATTTGCTCATCAAATACTTCTCCCTTGATAAACTTCATATCAGGGTCATAACCGAACCTTTCGCAGAATGCGGCTTTAGCTTCATAGGTATCAAAGGACAACACCACATAGGCATCCATGTTCTCGGCTTGCTTCTGTGCGTTTTCTTTCACCTGATGCTTGACCTCTTTCATGTGGGCAACCTTTTCGGCACGTTCCAACTGCTTGGCGGCTTTATCGGCTTCTTTCTGTTCGGAAACTGGGACCATCATATCAGACAAAGCATCCGCAATAGAGTTTTCCTCTTCGGTCTGCAAAAGATAGTCGACACCAATCATATTCAAGTCTGCATCGGTCAGACCTGCATCTTTCCAGTCAATATCAGGAACAATACGGGCAAGAGCGTCAAAATCCCATGTACCTTGTGCATTAGGGTTGTTCATTAGAATGTTTAACTCCTTTTCCTGCTGCTCGTCCACGTCTATGACATCGACACGAATACGGTAGTCGTTATCGGGAAACTTTTGCAATTCGTCCATGACAGACAAACGCTGGTGCCCGCTGACTACGGTAAGACCTGTACGCTTGTTCACGACAATTCCACCGACTAAACCAAACTTCTTGATGCCACGTTTCAGTGTCTTACGTGATTCATCGGAAAGTTTCCGGGGGTTATAATCTGCAAAGTGAATGGCAGAACGATTAAGTTCCACCGATTCACTCTTTATGTATTTTGATAATTCCATATTAGCCATTACTTAGACCGAAACCTCTCTGCCGAAGAGTATTCCTTTCGGCTCTTGCTATAAGATTATCACGAGATTGTTTTGCACGCCTGCTTGCAGCACTGCTACTCCATGTATTTTTTCTTCTCCAGTTAGCTTCGCTCAATCTTTCTGCCTGAGCATATATCTGTTCTCTTGTCTTTCTTTTTCTGACTCAGCAATCCTCCTTATTAATTTTTTTGATTATGATACTCCCAAAGCACTCTTTCAGCCATCGGGAAAACTCTGTAAATTCTCTGTAAATCTTGCGGGTAATTCTTCTCCATCCAAAGCATACAATCAAGATTGAAACCTACTCCCGAACTGGCTTTCAATGAATACCGAACTGGTTCAGGTAAATTGTGCTGCCTCATATAAGCAAGAATATCCTTTTGTGTCCAATCAGCCAAAGGATAAACCATACCGTTATTCTCGTAACCGTTTACTTCATACCCTTTCAACATAAGTCTACGATTCATACCGTCAGCTTTTTTCATACCCAAGAATGTATAATAAACTCCATGAGTAAGTTGCATAGCCTTTACCACATCTGCCAACTTCAATAGCTTTACTTTCGGATTTGGCACACAATACATACCGCCACGGAGAATATAAGTGAGGTTCCAATGTGGTACTTGAACAAACTCTATCTTCGGATATTTGGCTTTAGTCCAGTTTATCCAACGGTTAATATGCTCCAAATTCTTGACAAAGTACATGAACACGCAAACAATCCGGTCAAACTTTGGATAGACTAAATCAAGCAGAACAAGCGAATCCTTACCAAGTGATAAAAACAGTAAAGCCTCATTCGATTTTACCCGAATGAGGTCTATATAACGGCTCGCTTGTTCTACCTTGTTCATAGCTAACCACCACTTAAACCAAATGAAGTACGAAGGTCACTATAACGCTGTCTGCGTGACCCCAACTGTGATGTACCAGCTTCACCGCCACGTCTGGCAACCAATCTACCACCAGCCCCGGCACCGTTCATATTTCTGCGAGGCCCGGCTACTCTGTTAATTCTTCTTGCGACTCTGCTTTCTAATTTTAAAAGTTAAACAAATCAATCTATATGTTTTTCTAATATCTTGCCCAAAGTATAATCCATTTGTGCAGCAAGATATTCTTCGCCTTGATGTTCGTAAACAATATCATTACCGTTTTCATCTGTGAGAATAACAGCTTCTGCTGCTTTCACTTCAACGATAATATAAGGACGTTTACCTGTATATGCACCTGTCAGAAGCTTGATTGCATCGTACTTGATAGGCTTTAATTCTATTTCACCCTCTTCAGGCAGTTCTGCATCAGCCGGATATTCTTTACCGCCACATAGGTAAGTGATATATTTCTTAGCGTTGGTTGGTCTGATTTCACGGTATTCGTGGGTTTTCTTGCCTGCCAAGATTTCATCGAAATACTTCTGTTTGATGCTTAATGTAAGAATGTTCATAATCGTGTCAAATTTAAATTAATACTCAATAGTTGCGGGGGGCTGAATCGAACAACCGACCTTCACCAAGTCAAAGTGAAAAGCTACCACTGCTACACCCCGCGATAGTACCCCAAAGGTACTACCACAATCAAAGATAACGAAATATCTTCAATCGTTATACACGACAATCGGCTTATTGTCGTGAACTAAGCCATTTGTCCCGTCTTTCTCTGCATGCCTCTAAGGTAGGCGCACAACAAGCAAACAGTTCGCCACTTTCAGTACGATAGTCATATTGGTACATTCTTACTCTCTTACCTTTCAATTTGGTAGTGTAAGTGCAATAGTTCTCTTTACCGGGCTGGCATACGCTACAACCTCTTTCGTCGTTAATTGAGTTCATAATCATTTATCAATACTTACTTAGTAATTTGTAAAACATTCGCCTTTTCTCTATGTATTTAAGACCATTTCGCCTAAGACCTCGCTTTGATTTTGATACAGTCATTTGGCAACCTGCAACGCCAACGCAGATGTAATTTGAATGATGCCTTTTAGCTTCTTTGAAAGCCCACCAAATCGCTTCACGACAATATCTATAGCTATCATTTTGAACACCCTCGTATCCTCTACTTAAAATGAAGTGGCCTATTTCATTTGCTTCTTCTTCTGAATAGCATATTGTGAATATATTATTCATCCTTTCTTTGTTTTACTTGTTCAACCAAAAACTTTTTAAAATCATTCTTGTACTGGCTGTGAATGATTTTATACTGATGGGATAGGTTAGGCAATTGTTTGTAACCTTTGCTATACAAGAATTTGGCTACAAGCTCAATTTTTGCACGGTTACTAAATCCTCTGTCTTTGCACATGTTAGTTATACAGACATTCGCCTTGCTGGTAGGCTTCTTTTCAACTGGCGACACATTTTCACGTCTGTTATAAGCGTGCGTTCTCGGATAACCGACCGCTTCGCCTAAATATTCACCTGTGATGCAATCAAATTCACCACTAATTAAACTATCTGCTATTTCACCCATAATAATCAATATTTAATGTTTCACATTCAATCTTTCTTCACTTGTATAAGCCACTACAAGCCCAGTTTCATCATGTTGTATGGTGATGTACTTTTCACCCCTTTCTATGGTGGTAAAATCGCACATACTACATAACTTACCCAATACCTTGCCCAGTTGTTTCATCAGTGGGGCTTCGGGGCTAATAACTAAAACTAAATCCGCTTTCATAATCGTGTGTATTGTGGTAGCCCGAAGGCTACCGGATTAAAACTTAGAACTTCTCGATTTTGAGATTGTCGTTAATGATAAACATACGTCCACACTCTAAAATCACATGTGTATCTGTAATTCGTTTGATTACTCTTACTACATCATCGTGCGATATACGTAGGGTGCCATCTGCATAGTGACCATTAGCTAAATCACCTGAAATTCTGTATTTCAAACCAATTTCTATTTCTTTTGTATTCATAATCTTCTATATTACGCAGGGCTTTCGCCTTGCTGGTTAAACTTATAATATTTGAATCTCTTTGTTACCTATCTCTGTATCTACGTTCAGAACTTCATACTTTTGAGCCTTATAGTTGTAAACAACCTCGCAAGTATTGAAACCTCTGCCATCTTCTCTTTGGTCATAAACAGTGTTTACGTGTTGATACATCTTATTGCCTAACATGAAGTTTATCTTGCCTGATGTGCAAAAATAGAATGCTACCGCATACTTCAATGTTTTCTTCTCATCAATTTTCTTTGTTGCCATAATCATATATTTAAGCGTTAATACCAATTGCGTTTCTCATAAAGTCGCTTGCTTGCTCTACTGACATACCCAGCTTCTTTTGAATTAAAATGAGCATACAGCTTACTTGTTCTTTTGTGTTCAAATTGCCTTGTACAAACTCTGACATGATGAACTTCTCTATTGTTCTTTGTTTAATTACTGATGCTGCCATAATCGTATATCTTTTAATTGTTATTCAAACTATGTTTTTATTATCATGATGCAAATATCAAATTTTATTTTGAATAAAACAAATTTTGATAGAAAATTTTTCAAATTATTTTTTGATACTATTCTTTATA